TCGCGCAAAATCATCATCGGCCGGAACAGGAAACAACCCTCCTCCGTTGACAAAAACTCCCTTCCTCAAAATAGGTATGGGAGGTTAGGGGGTATCTTGTCGAATAAATTTATTTTTAAAATTAAAATACTCCCATACAATTAATATTGTATAGAAGTATTAAAATTCTAAATCCATTTCAATTGTTTTTCTTCCTGTTCTATTATGCTATCACATTTAATACTATTGCAATGTCTATGTGCTAACTGAACATTGTTCCATGTATGAGTTCCACCTTTAGCTAGTGGAATTATATGGTCAATGCTTGGATAGTTATCACCAGCTATAAAGTAACCTTCATCAGTATAATAATAATCTTCTGTGTCTACTTGTCTTCCGCATATCTTGCATATTCCTTCATCTCTTTGTATTAACTTTTCTAATGATATATTCCATTCTATCTTTCCATTCTTTTTAGCTTTAGCTTCTCTTAATCTTTTATTTGCTTTTTTTCTTTCTTTTTCTTGTTTATTATGGCAATCTTTACATATAACTTGTTGCTTACTAAAAGATATAAATTCTTTACCACACTCTATACATTTTCTTTTTTCTGAACCTTTATAATTATTGCCACATTTCCTACATGCTATATTTCTATCTTTATCAAACAGTTTATCATTAACTCTTTCTTTGATATCCCCGCATATTTTGCATTTGCATATTATCTTTCCTTCTTTATATCCACCTAAATATTCAAAGTGTTTTCCATACCTTTTATTAAATTTATCTATAAAATTAATTTCAAGTTTATTTTTATTTATCTTATATTTTTTTCTAGGTTTATTTTTATTTAACATTTTCTTTTTTGTTTTTTCTATTCTTTTACACTCTTTGCAAAGTATATTAGCATCTTTTCTTTTACTTCTATCTGCATATACACTTCTTATTTCTCCACAATCTTTGCACTTAATTAATACATTACTCTTGTTATTTATGTATCCACTTACATATTCCCATTTATCTCCACGAATAGAATTAAATTTTTCTATGAAATCTTTTTCTAATTTATTCATTTTCTAACCACCTCTTTAATTATATTATATCACAATTGACCGTCAATTGACAGTTAATACAATAAGTTTTATAATTATTTTGAGGTGATATTTATGGGCAATCCTAAATTAAAAAATAGAGTAATTCCAAATAGTGCAGTTGATAAAGAACTTTATCAATGGCTTAGAGAATATTCTAAAGAAAGTAAAATACCAATGTCAAAACTTCTTGATAAAGCTATCGAATTATTAAAAGAGTCTACAACTAAGTAGGCTCTTTTTTACCATCTCTCTTTATTTAGTTGTTCTTTCTTTTTAAATCTGCTTTTCTCTGGGTGTAATTTGTTGTGACAAGCTGGACAAACTGCAATAAGATTTTTATATTGTTTTCCTTTGTATGTATAATATTTTGATAGTGCAAGCTCTGGATGTTTCCTTACAAACTGAACATGATGAACAGTATTAGCTTTAGTGATCTTTCCTTTCTTCTTGCACTCTTGACATTCATAATGTTGTTCTCTTAGTACTTCTTCTTTAATATGTCTAAACTCTATAGACTTATAGAACTTCCATAATCTATCCGTGTCTATCAATTCATTAATCCATTTAGCTAATTCAATCGTATTCATTCTATTTCAATCCTTCCAACATATCCCTTAGTTTATTATAATATGTATTATTATTTGTAATTCTTATTAAACTTTCTATCTCCCATGCTCTTGGCGTATTCGGAAGTTTCTTTCTAATACATAAGTCCACTATACTCTTAGCCTTATTAAATGAATGTACATGAGTATGGCCTTTCTCAAATGGTTTATTAGTATTATGTACAATATATCCATCACTAGCTTTGTATATGCTATATTCCTTGCGTTGAAATATCTTTCTACTTCCTGCTTTCTTATTATGCTTTGGTATTTGTTTCATAATATTTTCATACTTCCATAATTTCTTTGGGACTTCATTTCTATCTGCTATAGTTCCTGCATCAATCCATTTCATACCAATCACACCTTTTAACAAAATAAAAAAAGAGCACTAATAATTTAGTGTTCTTTGTGGGAGTAATGAATAAAAACAATCATTAGAAGGTTTCCAGAGTTGCACTGGATAATACTCATACCTTCATATTGCACCCAAATCAATGGGCGCATTAAAATGGAATATAAAATCTTAAAAAGTTTAAAATTAAAGATATAGTTTAAATATAATGTAAAACAATAAGTAATTAATAATACTAATTGATAGATAGATTTTTTAACACACAATATATATGAATATTTTGATTTTATCACGGTTTACTCCGGAGGTTTTAAAGTGGTCCTCTCACTTCTACTACTATGTTTTAATATATATATTAGCTGATTATTGGACTCGAACCAATCAAGCTTCATTCGTATATAGCCGGCATTTTAATACTCCTTTTACTTGAACCTTTTATCAGCATATTGAGGGAAGAGTACCTCTACTCTTATCCCTCGAACAGAAACTTAAATGTTAGAATTTAAGTTCTCATTTCTCTTCCACATAATAGTGGACAAATCAGAACAGGAAAAATTATTGAAAATTAATTTACATAGCTAAGAAAAATCTGCTTTTTCTATATTTATAGAGTAACATGTTTACTATATGACATTCCATGACACGATTTATATTTTTTGTAATATTTTTCCATGAATTCTTATCGTATGTCTCCAAGAATAATTTAAGTCTACTGATATTTGTTCAAATGTCTTACCTTCTATATATCTTGATCTTGCTATTATTCTCTCTGTTGGTTCTAAGCTATTTATACATTTTTCTATTTCTAATTGTTTGTTGTATAGTTCTATCTCTTTTTTATTGTATTCTTCTATACACTCTTCAATTTTTATTAGTAAATCTTCTATTGAGTTATTATTATGACTTGTTTGTACATTCATATCTGATATGACCATTGATTTTATAGATGTTTTTCTTTCTTCTAATTCTTTCAATTTAAATTGTATTTGTTTTAACTCTCTTTTTATACTTGTATACTCTTTTAAATCATCCTTAGTCATAATATTATCCCCCTTAATAATTAAATCCTTATTACTTAAACTCCCCTTTATTTAATCTGGTAACTATTCTATTTTTTTTATAATCTAGCCATTTTTCAACTTCTTTTTTTGATATTTCATATATATCCATAACCCAATCCATGCAAATTATTACATCTGCTATTTCCTCCGCTAGATTATCTTTGTCTAATTTTCCTCTTTTAGCTTTTGATATTGCTTGTATTAATTCTGCACATTCTTCCATTGATATTGTAGAGCATAAGTTTTTATCATATTCTGGTGCTTGTCTATAACCTGCATATTCTATTTTATCTTTTTCTTTTGAGTGATTTTTATATTTTTCACATATTTCAATTCTTGCTTTCCCGTTACATTGATAAACATAGCACCAACCATTTTTATTATATTTACAATCATTACATAAATAAGCTTTCATCTATTCATCCTTTCCTAGTAACTTTTTCACATATTGTATTTCACAACTTTCCTCTGAAGCAAAATCTAGTTCACAATTCATACAACCTGCCCCATCTAAATCATAAGACTCATTGCAGAATACTTTAAATCTCTTGTTTATATCTGCTATAAGTTCACGTTCTCCTTTTGTTTTTCTTCTACAAGCCATATTCTAACCCCCTATATTTTTTAACCTCTTTTCTAAAAGCCTCAGTCTTATCATAACCACAACCAAACATCTCAGGACAGAAACCTCTGTAAATACATTCTCTAACCATGCAGCTTGCTAATTCCGGTTCAGTCTTAGCTACCTCATCCTTAACGGCTTGCCACGCCTCCCTAGTTTCAGGAGACGCGCAGCTACATAATCTTTTTCTAGATATATTGATAAGTGCTTGTGCATTTGCTTCAACTTCATGGTTTACTAAACTACCTTGTGGTAAATCATCTCTGTTAATTCCTGTACGGTCAGTTCTTTGAGTTTTAACAAAGTGGTCTATACCAAATTTATGTCTAACAAAATGCACAGAAACCCAAGATTTCAAATCATACCAACGCCATTCAAATTTTAATTTTCTTATTGGTGAATGCTCTGATAATATCAATTGTCTTTTCCATTTACTATCAGGGTATGCTCCTGTATTTTTTCCTATTGTATTCATAGTTGCGTCCTTAACGTCTTGCCAATTATCAGCATGTTTAAATTTATCTATTTTCATTTCTTTTTACCTCCTCATAAATAATAGGATTAACTTGTAACCCTCTTCTATAATATTCACATTCTCTTTCATAGTTTGGTAATTCCATATTTCTAACTTCTAAACAGCAATGTTCATTTATGCCTTGTGCTCTCTCTAATTCTCTTGTAAGGTCATTTATATATTTTCTATTTAATAGCATCTAAATTTCCCCCTTATATTTTTCTTATATGGTTTTTCTTTAGTATTGCACATCTCCCATTTGCTCCTACTCCATCACAATTATGTCCCATGATATCTCTATCAAATTCCACTCCTATAAAAGTAGTACCTAACATATCTTTGAATTTTATAATTGTACCTGTGTCCCCAACTTGGATATGTTCATTATATAAATTTTTAACTGTTATTACTTCTACTCTGTCCCCTATATTCAATTCTAAGGCCTCCTATTTGATATACTTTTCTCATATTATAATAAATTTCAAGATAGTATAGATAGAATCTTATGATATGCTTTCTATTCTATCCTTAGCTATATCAAAATATTTTTTATCTAATTCAATTCCAATAAAATTCCTTTTAGTATTCAGACAAGCGACACCAGTACTACCTGAACCCATTGTAAAATCTAATACTAAACCTCCTTCATCAGTATAAGTTTTTACAAGATACTCAAGTAGTGCCACAGGTTTTTGAGTAGGGTGTACTCTTACTCTATTATTACATTCTTTGCTTTGAGCACTAAAATTTAATATATTAACTGGATATTTATATTTAGGGTTAGAGGTATGAAAAAAGGCTCCGCTTTTTATTCCTGTAAACATATCACTTTTTTTAGATATATAATCTTTACCTTTTTTCTTAATAAATTCTTTTTCTTCTTTTTCTGTCCTCTCTATCATTTGTGGATTATATGGACATTTACCATTACTAAATATACATATGTTTTCTATTAATTTTAATGGCATATATTTAGCACATAAAATATTACCACTGTTATTTTTATTCCAAAACCAATCATATTTATAATTCTTAATATTACTTGCTCTTAAAAAACTACTAAATGGTTCACTGCCAAATAACACAATTGCTCCATTAGGTTTTATTAACTTATTTAATCTTTCCCACATTTCATCGAAAGGTATAACAGTATCCCAGTTACAAGAGGTTGTTCCATATGGAGGGTCGGTTATTATGGCATCCACTTTTATTCCTTCCTTAATTAATTTGTCCATAATTTCCAGGCAATCGCCTTGATATAACTTATAACTCATATATATCTCCCCCTTATTTCATCTCTTGATATATTAGTTCATCTATTACTTGTGACAGTCTTAAAACATCATCTGTCAATCCTGGTTGGCAATATAAACTGCTAAGTATATCTTTTAACTCGTCTAGCATAATATCACCTCCATATTTTCATTTGATAGTTAAATAAGAATAGGGAACTACACTAGTATTGCATAATCCCCTATTTAATTGTTTATTTTATCCCCAAATATTCTTTTATTACTGCTATTGCATCATCTGCACTCCAGCAAACCTTACACATATATCCCTGCTTATATAACCAATCTAGCCATTTAGCTTGTTCTATGGTACATTTATTCTTTCCATATTTCATCTCTATATATAAGCCATGTTTTCCATTTTTAGCAACTGGTAAGCAAAGGTCTGGGCATCCACGTTTTGTTCCAGTAGCTTTTAATTTTTTTGCTTCTGCTTTATTTCTATAGCCTCCATTGGGAATTGCATATATCCATTTCAATTCTTCATATTTACAAGACTGTAAATTGCACCATTGTATTAAAGTTGCTTGTTCTAAATCTTCACCTTTCATATTTGCTTATCTCAACCTCCCTAGCTATATTAATAGCCATAGTTATCGCTTCATTTAAGCTATATCCTAGCTCATAGTAGAATTTAGCAAACTTTATAACCTCTTTCATATCCAATCCCCTCTAACAATCTATGATAAACCTTATATAGTTCAGCATATTTGTTCGCATTTAGTAGGTCCTTTTCTATTCTTTTTATCTCAAGTTCTTTTATCATTTTTTCTAGGTCCTGCAGCATTTGCATATTTCTTATTTGTAATCCTGTTAATTTCATTACTTCACCTCTTCTATTATTGGATCATAACTCCATACTCTAACTTCATCTTTTATTCTTCCATTTACTAAATTACCGCATTCTCGACACTGACTTACTACACCTAGTCCTTTTACTTTAAGATGTATCATTGTGCCTCCACAGTTTATGCAGCTTTTTTCTTTACCCCCTAGTACCTTTTTCATTAGTTTTCATCCCCTTAACTAATTTCCCATTATTTTTTTCTTTTCTCTGCTAATGGTGTTTTGCGCTACTCCTAATAAATCTGCTATTTGCTTTTGTTTCAGTCCTTGTTTCATAAGTACTGATATCTTTTCTCTTCTTTTTTCTAAGTCTTCTTTATCGTATTTTCTCTTTTTGATTGGTTTATCTATTTCTTTTCCTTTTAATTCTTTTGCTAACATTTCTAGTGCTTTTGTTTCTGACCTGTATAACTTATGATTTGGAATGTTCATTATTTTTGATATTTCTTTTAAATAATACCCTCTAAAATATTTAAGTTCTATTATTTCTCTAAGTTCTGCAGGTAATTTTTGAATTGCTTGTTTGATTATTATTTTATTTATGATTTGTTCTTCTGATATGTTATTGTGGTCTGGTATTATATCTTTTTTGTCCGTTTCTTCATCAACCGGTGAAGGTCTATCTAGTTCGGCATAATTCATTAATTGTAATATCTTTTCAATATCTTTTTCATCTGCTTCAAGATATTTTGCAATTTCTTTTTGTGTTGGAAATTTATGTAACTCATTTATTAATTTAGGTGTAGCTTCTAATATTTGTTTTTTTAATTGATAATCTTCTCGGTGCAATTTATATGGTAAATTTTCTCTCTTTTCTCTTATAAATTTTATGATTTGCCAGTTTATTAGGTTATATGCATAAGTTGTAAATGCTATCTTGTCATATTTATCTGGTTCAAAAGTATCAACTGATTTTATGAGTCCTATTGTTGCTTCTTGTTTAGCTGTTTCAATGTCTATCGTTTTACTTCTTGTATATTTTATTGCAATACTTATAGCAATTCCTATATTATTTTCAATTAATTGCTTTCTGACCTCTTTATCGCCATTTCTAGCACGTTCAAACATCTCTTTAGTATTATTATTCATAATTACTCCCCCTTACCAGAGGAAATCCCCTGGAATATAATTATTTGGCATAAAATCTATAGTTTTCTATATCTGTTCCAAATTCTATTATGTTTCCTTGAGCCATTTCAACTAATCTGCTTGCCACTGCTTCATCCCAACTAACTATTTCATCAATTGACTTTTCTGTACTAATAATTATAGGTTTTTTCTTAAGATATCTTTCATTTACTATTTCAAATATATATTTTAAATCTGCATCTGTTGGCTTTCCTTTTAAAAAGTCATCTAGAAAAAGAACTCTTGGTACTTTGTACTTATCCATTTCTCTTATAAAATTTGTTTCATCCATTACTGACTGTTTAAGATTTATTAACATAGTTGTATATAGTTCATATTTGCAAAGTACATTTTTGCCAATCAAATTAATCATTGTTGCTGCTCCTAAATGTGTTTTACCTACTCCAGGTCTACCTGTAATAATTAAGCTTGAATTTGTATCAAGGAAATTATTGCAATAGTTTATAGCTTTATCTCTCGCCGCTAATTGAGTTTCATTATTCACTTTGTAATTTCTAAATGTTTTATTCTTGAACACTTCATCTAATCCACATTTTTTTAATTTTTCTTTGGATTCAAATTTATCTTTACATTTGCATGGCACTGCTTGCCCTAAATCATTAAATGTATAATGTAAATCCCTACATATAGGGCACTCATATTCTTTTATATCATCTCTTTTAGGGATATTATTAACTCTCTCCATTAATATCTTTTTAAAAGTTTCATTCATCTAATCACCCCATATATTTTCATCTAGGCTATCTAATAATTTATTACTTTCTTCCAATCTTCTTTTAAACTCAGCATCATCACATTGTTTTTGTGTTGCTGGTATAAATTTCTTAGTTTGTGAAATACTTTTAGTAGAAATGTTTTTAACTAAATCTTTTTCCACTGCTTCTATTACCCACCTTTTAATAGTTAAGTAGTGGTTTTTATATTTCTTCCCAGTCTCTTCTATATACTCGTCCAATTTTTCTATAACTAAATTAAATTTATATTCATCTAATTCATTTAGAAGATTTTCTTTTTCGTTATCTGTTAGTAATACATGGTTATAATTACCATATTTATGCTTTATTTTTTTTTTATCTTTATCTTTATCTTTCTCTTTCTCTTTCTCTTTCTCTTTCTCTGTCGGACATTGTCCGGACAAAAGAGGGACATTGTCCTCACTTTGTCCTTTTGCTCTTTGAAGTCTTTTCTTTTCTGCCCATTTAGATTCAGAACCTATCATATTTTTAAGTTGAGTTAAATATATTTCTCCATTTTCCAATATTTCAATTAAGCCAGTCCTTTTTAATAATTCCATAGCTACTATTACTGTATCTTGATCTACTCCAGTTATTTTAGATAATGTTTTAACATCATAAGGTATTAACATTTCACCAACTTTTCTAATAAGTCTACCTTCACTATTCATAGCTTTAAGGCATAATTTCAAATAAAAATTGCTATAATATACTCCTTTTTCTTGCTCTTCTATCCAAGATATAACATCTTCCTCAAAGAAATCTTCTTTGAGTTTTATCCAGTAATATTTTTTATCTGACATAGTCACCACTTCCTTAACTCAAGCTGTTTTTATATTCATTTTCATTAAATGTAATTCCATATAAATTTATATCTATATAAGATTGAATATAATAATATAAATTTTCTTGAATATATTGGAATACTAAAGATTTTGTATGTTTGTCACATTCAAGCTGCTTATCAAATATATCTATAAGATTTTCAAAGGTTTTTATTCTATTTTCTGCTTTTCTTAAAGTACTTTTATCTGTAAATTCATACAAATCCATTTTTACCACTTCCTTTGTTTGTTTTCTAATTACAATAAACTAACTTGTCCTTCTATGTTACTTTCATCAGTTTCAGTGACTTCATTAAACTCTACATCTTGTATTTCATCATCATCTACAGTTACATCATCAACCTTTGGATCATATTCAATTAAAAGTTGCAATACTTCATCTGCTTCTTCAAATTTAAGATGTTTTAAATCATATCCATTGCTAGTACAGAAACACTCTAACTCTTTTATATCTTTAGGATTATTGAAATCATATAATCCCTTTTGTGATGCCATTGCCATTATCTTATTCTTTTGCTTAGTTGATGCCATTCCTGGAACTATTTCTTTTTCTGGTAATTTTGTATCTATTCCCATTTCAGATGCATCATATAATCCTTGCAAATCTTCTGGAAACGCCTCTCTTAATGCTGTAACCATTGCACACTTTCTAATCATTACACAAGGCATTTGCTTCCATGTTGACTGTCCCTTACTGTATTCTTCCATACTTACTGTTGACTTGATAGGGAACTTCATATCCTTTACATATACTTCACACCACCCACCGATTAACTTTTCATTTATACCTTTTAATGCTCCTTCTCTTTCTATCATGTTTCCGTCTTTATCAATCGTTACTATTCCAGCTTTCATACCTTCGAATCTTGGATTTCTATATGCTCTTTTAACAAATACATCTTTACCGACTACTATATTTGCTGGACTGTTGCCGAATTTAATAAGATATGCTTCTCTTATGAATGGATTTAACTTTTGTGCCTTGCATAATTCTATAAACATCATTGTTTCTTGGTCTGTTATGTTTCCATTGCCACTTACTAAATAATTTTTTACAGTTTCAGCGTTTAATACTTGTCCACCTTCTAATGTATAAGTTGCTAACTGCAATGCATTATTGTTATTCATTAGTTTCACACTCCTTAGTATTCTCTTGTTTTATAAAGTCTTTATATGCTTGCAAATATCCCCTGTCATATATTGTCAAAGGACTGTTATCTATTTCATACTTTTGTATATATTCTTCAAGTTCTTCAATAGGTTTATATCCTTCTAAACATTCCCTTGCTCCATCAATAAAACCCCATGCTTCCTCTGCATTATCATCGTATTTATTGGTGTACATTGCATAAAGTAGTCTATTCTCAAAAGTCGGCTCTTGATTTAAATAACTATCTCTAATTCTCATATTTACACCTCTTTTGTTATTGTGGTATAATTAACTTAGTATCAATTTCCATTGGGTCCTATTTATATAGGGCTTTTTTTATATTCCCATGTAAGCATCTGCTCTATTTTCTCTTTCATCTTCATCTGCTTCATCTAGTTGTTTAATTTCTTCTTGCATCATTTCATCTATTTCTTGTAATATTTCTTTTAAATCCTTGATTTCGTATGCTGTTCTTATTTTGCATGCTCTCCAGTATTCATGGTTTGCTGCTTCTCCTACTCTATTAGTTTCATATCTATTTTTATAATTTTTAATTTGTTCATCACATAATTCCATGAAACTCTCACATATTGTAATTTTATCTTGTATGCTTTCTCTAACATCTAATATCCAATTCATATTAATCCTCCTTTTTAATAAGTCTGCATTCTTCGTTTTTTTCATAATTAAGCCCTGTAACTTTAAACAAAATTTTTCTTATTAATTTCCTTCTTTCCTTATCTGTTAAAGGCTTATTCTTTATTTTACTTTTGCTAGTTTTTTTATTTCTTTCTCTCCATTCCTTTGAAGATTTATTTGAGCATTCTTTGCAAGAGCCACTTAATCTAAGCTTACCATTTTTACTTCTATAAAAATTAATCGTGTTAGCTACATACCATTTTTTGCATTTGCAACATCTTTTGAATACATAGGGCGAATTCATATTAATCCTCCTTATCCTCTAAGTTGTATATCTTTTCTTCAATTTTCTTAATGATTTCTTCTAATTTAATGTTCTTTTCTCTTTCTGCTAGGGCAATTCTCTGCCAGTACTCTATTTGGCTTTGTAAATGTTTAATATAGTCTTGCATTATATAACCCCCTTTAATATTCACTCACAACGAAATCATTGTAAGTTAAAACTTGCATTACTTATTTTCTAATTCTTCCAATAATTTTTTATTTTTAATATATTTTACTTTTTCACTAAATTTTTCTACAAAAGCTTCTTCACTTACATTCAGATATTTATATGCCGTATATCTTGATACTTTTAAGTATTTACACCAATCGCTTACATTTAAAGTAACGCCATCAATAGTTATATATCTTGCTTTTCTTTGTTTCTTATAATTTTCTGATGGAGTTACCCATTGGCAGTTAGAAGGTTTATAATCGTCATCATTATCTATTCTGTCTAAAGATAAGTTATCATTATAGCCGTTTGCTATCGCCCAATTATGAAAATTTTCAAACTTCATCCACTCATCACAAATTTTAATTCCTCTCGCTCCATAGCTTTTATATGAGTCGTTTTTAGGGTTTAAGCATCTAGCTTTCATGCCGTTCCATATAATAAATGTTCTCGGCTTGCCTCCAGTAGTTAATCCATGAGTTTCAAGTTGTTTAATATGCATTTCTTTAGCTAAACATCCACAACTTCTAACTTTACCTTGCTTTAATTTGCCTTCTGTTGCCATATGTTCTTTTCCACAATCGCATTTACACAACCACATAATATTTTTCCATTTATTCTTTCCGCAAGGTTTTATAGCTGTTAATCTACCAAATTTTTGACCACTTATATCATTCATTTTTTTATTTATTTGCAATAGTTTCACCTTCTTCCAACTCCTCTAATAGCTTTTCAAGTATTTTCCTCTGTCCTTTTCCGGTAACGCGTGTAACATGGAATGTAAATACTCCTTTAGAACTTTCTCTAGTCCCTTCTCTTACTTCTAAGTATCCATGTATTATCGCTTCTTGCTTAGCTTCTGTACTATTCTTAAATATCCAGCCCCAATCTCTAAGCTTTTGGTACAATTTCTTTTCTCCTATAACTATGCCATGGTGATTACTTAGTATCTTTGCTACTTCCCTAACCAATAAGGAATTTTTACTAGCAGATATTTGGTTCAGCATCTTACTATTTTTCTCTAGCTTGTCCTCTAGTTGTTTAGATTTTTCTTGTTCCTCTTTTAACTTAGTTGCTAACTGTATAAGAAAATCTGGACTAGTTAATGCTTTTTCTATTGTATCCTCTGTCATATAAGTTCCATGTTTTCTTATAGAAGGTAAAACTTCATTTGTTACCCAACGTTTGAATTTTTTAGCATTTGGTAATTTGCTGCTAAGAATTAAACTATATAACCCACTTTCATTGATTACCTTCATATTTTGTTTCCCACCAGGTGTAGGTATTTCGCCTACCCCCTTATCTTCCTCATCAACATGTTTTTTTATTGCATCTGATGTATCTTTGTATCCTAATATTGTCGCTACATCTTTACCTACAAACCAAGGTTCATTTTCAATTTCTAATACTCTTATTTCTCCAAATTCATTATTGCTAAATGTTTTATAACTTAAATATAAATCTGACATTTACTATTCCCCCTTATTTATTTTTCTTAATACCATATCTTGAAATTTAAAATATTCTTCCCAATCATTTTCTGCCTCACCTGTTCTTATAAGATTACAATAAATCTTAAGTATCCAAGTTACTGACATTTATTACTCCCCCTTTTTAATCCATTTGGTCCAACCAATTTAAAAATGATTCTGTTGGAATTTTATATCTATTTCCTATTTTTATTACTTTGAACAGATCTCCAGTAGCCAGTGCTTGTCTTACTAAGTTGTAAGCTGTTTTTTGAGATATTTGTAGTATTTCTTGTACGTCATTGACTGTTAAAACTTTCTTCATATTCCATCATCCCCCTAATGATTTTATTTTTCTGCTATGTTAAAATTTCACTAAACAATTCGTGTGATTGAATCACTAAAAAAAAATTTTATTGATATCTGAATCTGGAAAAGCTGCTTTAAATTTAGTTAAAAAATTATAGCTTGGATTTCTTAAACCTAATTCTATTTTAGAGTACAGGCTAAGTGTTACTCCTATTAATGCTGCCATATCTTTTTGTGATAAATTTTTGAGATTTCTAAAATCAACTAAACTATTCATTATATTCACCTCTCTTATTATTTATTACACTTTTTGTGTTCCTTATATTTACATAGTACATCACACTTTCTGTGTTGTCAATAGTATTATTACACTTTTTGTGTTTTTTATTCTAAAAAACCACATCATGTGTTAAAATATTATTGGGAGGAATAAATAAAATGGATAAAGTTTTTGGAAGAAGATTGAAAGAATTAAGAGAAGAAAAAGATATGAAACAATCTGATTTAGCTAAAATATTAGAATGCTCAAGTAGCGCAATTGGTATGTATGAACAAGGTCGAAGATATGTAGACTTAGATGGTTTAAAAAAAATCGCAGAATATTTTGATGTTTCTGCAGATTATCTTATTGGAAGGACTGACATAAAAAAATTTGAAGATTTTCCTCCAGAAGTTAAGAGAGTTGCAAATTTATTTTCATCTATTGAAAAATCTAAAGCTGATAGTTTAGAAAAATTGATAAGAGAATTATTAAAGAAGTAAAAAGAACCTTTAATTCGGTTCTCTGATTACTTCTTTAATTTTTTTTTCAATCATTTCGAAATCTTCTTTTGATTTATTAAATAATTCATTTAGCAATATTGCTATTTCCATTTTCTCATTTTCATTCAATTTAACTTCCCCCTTTATATATATTTATATAATAGCGAATATACGTTCTATTATCAATAAGCTTTTATGTTTTTATTTATAAAAATTGTAACATAAAAAATATCGCCATCAGCGATATTTTCGATTTAAACTGACATAATAATAAAAACTGTGGATTAATCAAATATATTTTGAAAGGTAAAAATAATTTTGATTAAAACAGCAAGAAAAAAACATAAATTAACACAGAAAGAACTCGCAAAACGTTGTAATTTATCACAAAGTTTTTTGAGTGAATTAGAAAACAAGAATAATAAAAAGAATGTGACTATCAAGCAAATAGTAAAATTAGCAAATATATTAAAAATAAATCATCATGAATTGGCATGTTGGTTTATAGACAAGGAATTAGGGGTGTTTGAAGTTGGATAATATCAAGAGTACTTTTATAAGAAAAAGAAATAATAACTACAATGTTATAGTTGAATACTATGACGAGGCTGGCAAAATAAAACAAAAAAGTATTGCTAAATACGGATTAAAGAAAAAAGCAGAAAGGCATCTAATAGAACTAAAAGCAGAAATACAAAATCAGAAATATATGTTTAGTAATGATATAACTGTTACTGATAGATGCTATAGATATATTAATGAAAATAAACGTGATTGGTCGCCTTATACAGTAAAAAATAGATTAAGTTGGGTTAAATTAAACGTAGCTCCATTTTTCAAAGATACTAAAATGGAAAACTTAACAATTCACCAAATTCAAAGATATTTAAATTATCTTTATGAAAATTTTACTGTTGAAAGTGCTAAAACAAGATTTGGCTTTTTTAGGTCAGTAGTAAAAGAATGCTATAGAATGAAAGAAATAAAAGAAAATTTATGTGACTTTGTGAAAAGCCCTAAAAAAGAAGCTTCAAGTATAGCTGATGTTTATACAAGGGAAGAAATTTTACAACTCTTTAAATTGTTAGAAGATAAGCATTTTGAACTTCCAATTTTACTTATAGTACTTTTAGGACTTAGAAAAGGTGAAGCATACGGACTTACATGGGATGATATTGATTTTGATAACAACACAGTTAAAATAGAACAAATTTCTATTTATCTAGACGGAAGTTTAATTTTTAAATCTCCTAAAACAACTGATAGTAAAAGATTATTATCTGCTCCGATTGAGCTCATGGATAAGCTAAAAAAGGAAAAGCTAAAACAAAATGAATTAAAACTTCAAGGTGTTTTAGAAAATAAATATAATTTGGTTTGCTTAAATAAAGAATTAAAACCATATAAAAATGATGATTTAAATAGATACTATCGAAAGTTTTGCAAAGAAAATAATTTTAGACAGTTAAGAATACATGATTTAAGACATACTAATGCAACATTATTATTATTATCTGGTACAGATATGAAAACTGTATCTGGAAGGTTAGGACATACAGATATCAAAATAACAATGAATAAATATAGTCATGTATTAGAAGAAATGGATAGAAAGGCAAGTGAAAATCTTAGCAATATATTATTTAACCAAAAGTCAACAGGTAATTAATGTAAGTCTTATTTTGTGGCAGTCAATTTGTCAGTTTTATAAAAATGTCAGCTAAAAATCAAGTCAAATGTATAGCAAATAATATCAATATATATTAAGAAGAGTAAGCAGTATACACATTTATATAAATATATATTACTGCTTACTTATACTTAATTACTCATATACTGAGTACTTCTATATGTATAAAAGTGTGTATTTTTAAAGTGTACGCTTGGTTGATTCATAACTTTTGTCAGTTTTAAGTCAGTAAGCATAAAAAACTAATGATTAATCCACAGTTTTTAAGAAGTTATCCACAACTTATTTTATGATATAATTAAAATAAAAAATGGGGGTATACTTTATGATAAGTTATGATCCATTATGGAAACTACTAATAGATAAAAAAATTACCAAAACAGAATTGAGGGAAAAAGTAGGCTTTAGTACAAATACTTTGTCAAAACTTTCTAAGAATGAATCTGTGACATTAAGTATATTAGAAAAGATTTGTTTATGTCTAAATTGTAAAATAGAAGATGTAGTAGAAATAAAAAAAGAGTAGGTTATCCTACTCTTTTATTTGTTCTATTAAATCACTTAAATCAAGTTTACATTCTCTTATATCTAATATATTATCATTTTTACATTTTTTATTACTTACACATAAAATTGAAGGCTCAAAAGGAAAATATTCTTTATATACCTTTTTATAATGTAAGTCTAAATATTTATTTAAATTTAATTTTTTAGTTCTTTCAACTTCACAATAATATATTTTTATTTCTTCATTAATTCTCAATACTAATAACAAATCAACTATAACTTTATCAATTTTAAAAGGGCATCTATATTTTAATATTTCTATATTATTTTTCATAAGTTCAGCTATAATTTGTGAACATACTATTTTATGTTTCCATTGAACTGGTTTTCTTCCAGTATAGAAAATATTTTGCCCTGGTATACTTTCTCTAAAACACTTAACATAATTTATTGTGATTAATTTTTTCATTCGTGCTTGGCAACTTCTTAAACTTCCATTAAAAAATATAATTGATAAACTTTTAGTATCACAAATACCCATTTCATCAATAAATTCTTTGATTTTTTGATCTCTATTTGTAATTATCATACTATCACCTACAATTTATCTAAAAATGATAAGTCACTTAATTTTTTGACCTTCTCATTCGCTTCAGTAACGTTTTTATTTCCTTCGTCTTGTAACTTATCCTTTAAGAAATTCAAACTCTTAGAAGTGCCTTTATTTTGATATTTTAAGGTATAGTCCTTAACTTGATCATCTGTGATAAAATATCCTTGAAATTCTTCTATATTAGCACCATTTTTTATAAATCCATGCCCATTTCCTCTTAATTTTTCTGCTCCTTCTTCATCAAGTGCTACTACGCTATTTTTTCTATCTTCACACTTTAAAACTATACGATTGTTTATATTAGCTTTTACTATATTATCTATAACTGTATTATCTGGTCTTTGTGTAGTTAAAAAAACATAGCATCCACTTGCTCTACTTATAGCAATTAATTGTTTTAATAATTTCATTGCACTTTTATTTTTATCTTCTAGTAGCATAACTATTTCTTCTATATACAATACCTGATATTTAAGTTTCTTAACTCCTTTAAGCTTATTATATTCAAATATGTTAGTTACCTCATTTTCCATAAATAAATTATATCTTCTTCTAGTTTCTTCTAATAAATTGCTTATAACTTCAGTTGTATCTTCTACTGTATATACAAATTTTTTCGTGTGTTGTAAATTCCTAAATAAATTAAGCTCTACCATTTTTAAATCACATAAATATAATTCAACTTCATTTGGGCTGTATAAATTAACTATGCTAGTGAGTATTACTTTCGTCATAACAGACTTACCACTTCCAGTCGTCCCAACTACATAAGTATGAGGATTTTCTTTTAAATCTAATGTTATTGTTTTATTTGAAGATTTACCTATATTAAATTTAATATGTTTAGCAGTTCTATTTTGAGTTTCATACTCTATAACTTTTGGTAATTTCTTTAACATCTCTATTCTAACCCAGCCACTAGATGCTTCCATTTTAACTTCATTGTTTAAATATAATTCTAGTGCATCTTTATGCTTTAAAAAATCATCAACACTTAATCCAGCAGGAACAAATACAACAAATACAGTTTTATTATCTATAACAACCTCTGGATATTCACCTAAACTATTTTTTATATTTGCTGCCTTAAAAAAATCATCTAAACTTTTCTTTGGCTCTATCCATCCATCAAATACCCATGTAAAAAATATTTTTCCAGCATCCCAAAATAAATCAAATATAGGTTGAAGTGCATTACTCATATATATACCTCCTAAATATAGGTATTAAGGCAAATATATTCTTCGCATTAAAATAAGCCAATCTTTGTACATAGAATCTTTTTTTAAATATTCCATATACGTCTCATGCGAATATATATGCGAATACCCCTTTGACAATAATATATGCATATATAACAATAATATTTCTTTATTTTGAGAAAATATTTTGCAACTTTTAAATATAGTTAGCATATATATAAGTAAATAAAAAAATAAAGGGGATATGAAAATGAAAGAAATGTTAGGAAAAACTAGTATGGAAATGTTAAAAGAATACTTCTATGATGCAAGAGGATATTATCCAGGAGATGAATTTACTAAGGAAGAACTTGTAAGCATAATTCTAAAAGACATGGAGGGCAAATAAATGAATGATTATAAAGTTAGTTGGACAGATAATGAAGGTTTAGAATTTTTTAGTGAATATTTAAAGAGAGAAGATGCTTTTATTTTATTTAATGAAATATGTGAAAATAAGGTTGATGAAGATCAAATAGAAGCGTGTTTATATGATCCAGATAATTTTCCAATAAAAACTTATAATAATATAGAAAATAAGCTTTATGTAATGTAATTGCAAAGGCTAGGGATTAAATTTCCTAGTCTTTTTTGTCGAACGATTATTGTAATATTTTCTAAAACACAATTGCATTTTGGTTACCAAAGTTTTACTATATAAGTATAAATAAAAGAAAAGAGGTTAGTAAATTGAACGGGATCAAAAGGAACATCATCATAGGTAAAGTTGGTGGAAATGCCAATGAAAACTCGATTAATTATAAAGTGAGTTTACCGGCCAAAATGGTAAAAGAATTAGGTATAACAAAAGAAGATAGAAAGGTTATTTTGACTTATGAGGATGACAAAATAATAATAAAAAAAGATAAATAAAGGAGATGTTGAATATGATTAAAAAATTAATAAGTATTTTAACATCATGTATATTAGCAGGAAGTTTAATGGTTGGATGTAGTGAGGATACTACAAAGAATTTAGATGAAAAAGGAAAACAAGCATTAGCCACAACGAAGAAAGAAGAACATGACTATAAAAAAGTAACTGAATTAACCCTTAGCAATGATTATGAGGATGAATATGTTGAAATAACAGGTACAGTTAAAGAATTCAAAACTGAATATAACACTATGATAATTACTTTAGATTTTGAAAAAGCAATATTACCAGTATATGTACACATCCCTAAAAACATGGTTGATGTTAAATTTGAGGTTGGCGATACAATAATAGCATACGGAAGATGTTGCGGACTTAGAAAAAGATCAGATGAAAGATACTTCCAAATTAATGCTTATTTCTTAAGCAAGACTCCAATAATTAAAAAAGAACAATCAAATCAAAATAAAGGAAATAAAACTAATAGTAAATCAGCAGATAATAATAAATTAGAGAACAATAATCAGTCAACAAATACAACTAAGAAAGTTCAACAAACTAAAAATAAAACAGTAAATGAAGAAAAACAACAACCTAAAAAATCCACTAAAAAACAACATACAACTAAAGAAGAAGACAACTATTATGATGAAAATGGGCAATATGTAGGTCCTAAACATAGTTCAATGGATGATAGAAAAAATTCAATATGCGATAACTGTAAACACCCTATTGATGATTGTATATGTGATTTTGAAAAAGAAAATGCCGGTGAATATGTAGATTATAATGATTATGAAACACCTGAAGAGTTCCAAGAACAACCTAAACAAGAAAAAAAACAACAGGAACAAGAAGAAACACCTGCACAACAAGATAATAACCAATCACAACAATACAATAGCAAAGATGATGAAGAAATCCTTAAATAAAAATGGATATGAAACTATAACTGTGAACTGTATAACTTTAATCATGGTATAATAAGGTAAATATATTACTGGAGGTTATTTATTATGAAACCTATATTTTGTAAAGAATGCAAATGGAATAAAAATGGATGGTGTTATAAGTATGAATGCAATGGACCTAAAAGAGTAGAAGTGTGTCCTAAGTATAGAGATGAGGATTTAAAAGAGGGTTGTGAGTATTGCAATGTTAAATATGGAAAAGAAAAATTAATAACTCAAGGATGTTATAATAATTTATATATAGATAAAGATGAATATGATAATTTACACATAATAGCTAAGGCTGATGGAATCGCATCTTTTAAAATTGAATATTGCCCATTTTGTGGTAGAAAATTATCAGAAGTATAATAAAAATAAAGCTGGTAAGGAAAATAATCCCTACCAGCCTTTTTATTATACTTTCTTTACATATTTTTCAGATGCAGTTATATAAAGTCCACTTTCAAGTTTATACATTTTTGTAGATCCATTCTTAGGTGATACTTCAGCAACCACATCCAATATTTGCCCTTTCTTGACTGTAGTAACTGCTGAAGCATTCCAATCTGCCACTTTACGAACATTTAATTTATCTAAAGTTTGTATTTGGAATTTCTTTGTAGTTGCCTTGGTTTCTTCCTTCTTAGGTTCTGCTTTTTTACCATCTACATAGTTTTTTACATCTTTAATGAAGTGACTGAAGCCATCTGGAGAACATCCATATCCCCAGAATGCAGTACCTGGACAAGTTTTAGCACTTCTTGAAGGATTATATTTGCCTAAATAAGTTCCTCCAGCAGTAAACCAACAATGCGGTCTTATATGAGAAGTGTTAACTGGGATATCAAATCTCTTACACAACTCACCATAAAGATATATTACTGCCTTCTTTTGTGCAGATGTCATTTTATCGTGGCCTTTATCAAAACAACCATATATTTCTATACATATAGCATTTGTGTTCCATTTTCTAATTCCTATTGGAGTAGAATTAAGATTTCTTCCTGTAGTGATTTTGCCGTCTGGAAATACATTGAAGTGCTGAGCTATAAAATGTCCATGCCCGTCACTATCATGCCATGTAGATTTTCCATAACTATCTAATGATTGAGTTCTGCCAAAATGTGGTTCTGCAAATACTTTTTTATCTGTCTTTTCCCAAGTACTGTAGTTAGGTAAGTCCATATGATGTACTTGTAGTTTTGTTATTGTTCTAGTTACCTTTTGTTTATTAAGCCAATTTTTTACATCTTTTTCATTTTCCAATAATGTGAAACCACCTTGAGTTTTCATTATTTATCACCTTCTTTATTTTCAATTAAATTTTTAAAAGCTTGATGAAGTCCTACAGAACTTAAACCGCTCAACATTCCTCCTAGTAATACATTTACATTAAAATAGCCTGCTATAAAGTAGTTTAAAACCACTCCTATGCAGGCCATGATTAATGGTATATATTTATTAGGTATAAAATCTAAACTTGTTTTTATTACATATCCAATACAACAACATACTAATATTACTGCAACTACTAAATAATTACTTATAACACTTAAATCTAACATTTATCTCTCTCCTTTATTTTCTAATTCCTTTATTTTTTCTTCAACAACACTCATTCTGCTTATAAGATTATTATGACGATCTACCCTGTTTGATAAAATTTGTATATCTTCTTTTAAATCTTTTATTTTCTCATTAATTACCGCTGTATTTTTATTATTAGAAAAATACGAACCAGCCAATGTTCCTATTAATGCTAATATTGCAACAATTATTTCTGTATTCATAGACAACACCTCTATTCTAGCAATGTTTGACTCTATCTTTTAATTCATCTTGTTTGGCATCATTAAATTGTTTCACTTCTGAAAGATAGCCTGTAATTCTGCGAATTCTTTGGAATGGAATTGGAACTACTTCATATTTCAAATCAACATAATCTCCATCCAATTTTACAATTAAACTTTTTATTTGTTGCCCTGGATTTTTCTTTTGAACATAATCTATATATGCTTGTTTCTCTCTTTCATCTAATTCTACTGTACATCCTTCTTCATTCCAGCAATGAAAATCCATAATATCACCCCCTTTTTTACATTAAAAAAGGACCTAAAATTAATTAAGTCCTTTAACTTTCTATATTGATTTATAAAGTACAATTATACCTATTATAGACAGAATACCTATTAATATGCCTATTAAACATAATGCTAATGCTATATATAATAAAGCCATGCCAACACTCCTTTTTATTAGAAAGTATTAACATGACTTCATTTTTATAAACATTTTATTACGCAATTGATTCACATTGTGTAACCTATAATATTTTTTAAAGTGCATATTAATTTGTCTTAGCAAATATACCTATCCCATCTGTTATATTTTTATCCTCTCCACATAAATATGCTAAAGACATATTCCACGCTGTATTAAATGCCACCCAACCTTCTGTATATCCAGTACTACCGCTAGGATTATATATATAATTTTCGTTCTTTGGTGAACCATCTAATACACCTATACAGTAACCTAAATTACCAAAGCCACCTTGGTATCTTTCTATCCAACCTAACTTAGCCCCATCAAATTCGCTTGTTGCTGTATAACAGAAATGTCTTCCTAATGGATTTCTACCATATACATGGTCTATATGAGATATACCTATTTGTTTTAATTTTTTTACTATTATTTCATCATCTATTACTCTAGCTAACATTAAACATACACCTAAAAATCCAGCAACATTACCAGGCTGATTACATAAACCACCACTTGTCTCTTCATTAACCCATAAATTAGATGTACTATTTGTTAAATCTCCTTCAGTTCTATACTGTCTATAATCCCATATATTATTACTTCTACTAATAAATACTTTTGCTATATTTAGTATAATTTCATATGTATTACTTGGACATAAATCGGGATACATTTCATAAATATAAGTGATATTGTGAATTACAATATATTCATTCATACGTTGACCTTTTGTATATTTAGAATTTGTTAAATCTAAACTTAATAACCAATTTAAGTTATTTATAGCACTATCTAAGTAATTTTGATAACCATCTATACCATCTCTTTTTAGTACTTCATACATCATTAAATTAGGAACTATTGCATATCCTGGAGGAACACATCCTTTTATATTACCTATTACATTTTGAGTAGTAAATAAATTATGATTAATACTACTACCCGTTAAATAATAGCTACTTGAATCATACCAAGTTTTATTGCAACTTGCAACACTCCATTGAGTTATAGCGAAGTCCCTTATTTGTTCGTAAAACTCTTGCGTTACATAATTTGCAATATATGGATATAAATATAAGAAATAAGCTAATTGTCCTTTAATAAGTGCATGGAGTGTAACACCCTTATTAGTACACCAATCATAATATCTAGTTACTCCATATTTAATAAGCCATATAATATTGGGTTCATTTTGTGTTTGTAATTCTGTATATTCACATTTATCTACTTTATATACATCGTGTGGTAAATTATCATAATAACTAGGGTTAGCCATATACATCATAACAAGACTGTTTAATTCAAAACTAAACTGATGACTATCTCTCCAAGCATAACCAGTATTACCACCAACATCAAAGGCATCTTGTCTTGACATTTCCATAAATTTAAGAGCGTTTGGTAAAGAAACATCTAATATTCTATTATCAGCTATCTTAAATGTATAGGATTTTACTCCATTACATTCAAGATAATATTCACCAGCAGTATTGAATTTAGTGAAATCAGCTATTTGATTATAGATAACACCAGTAAAAACAACTTCGTCTGTTGCAACATCTTTAAGATAAAAAGCACATCCCCTTACTCCGTTTGTAAATGTAGCACGTTTACTTTTATCTACATCATATCCACATTGATTTATATACCATTTTTTATCTGTTACTTGATTATCATTAGTACGTTCTTCATAACCTATTATTATTTTTTTATTGTCTATTTTCATATTATCCACCCACTTATCCATTACTTAAAATATATCTTGTAATACAATTATCGGTTTCTATATTTATTTCATTTCCATTAATATCTCCGTCTACAATATCCGTACTTGCACTCGCATCATTGCCTATGATCATACGTATATATTGTGTTTGTGTATTTAAATCAATCTTTTTATTCATAGATAAAGTATCTGTTACACTTAATATTTTTTTAGTAGCATTGTATTGTCTTATTACAAAATATTTGCTAGAAAATATTTCAATATTTTTATAATCAACTGAAATATAGTCAGTTAATGCTTTTTTACTATCTGCAATTTCTGCACCAGTAGAAATATCTATTGATTTTCCTATTTGATATGTTAGTTTATCAGGAGCATCCATTAATGCTTTATTAGTAAATTTAACCGCTTTATTATTAATTTTCATTGTTAAAATTTTAAAACCACTAACATTATCAGTACCATGTACTGACATTCTAATAAATTTGGTATTTGAATCTAAATTTATGGTAGCATTTGTTGCAGTAACAGATATTTTTTGTCGATTAATAAATGCTTTTTTAGAATCATATTGACCAATAAATATTTCTTGTGAAGCATATTTTGGGCGAATGCAAACTTGAATATTTGAAGCAGTTTCTTGCAATTCAATGTAAGCATTAATATAACAATAGGTGCCTCCCACACCCGAAATAAATTCTCCAGTATCATTTGAAATATATTTTCCAGTTGATACAGCATAATTAGATAAATCATATACGTCAGTATCACTACCTGCTGTTAATATTGCTTCTGCTGTTATAATTACATCTCCAGTAATATGCTCTATAAATATAGTTCCATTGTTATAAGCTGTATTTGTTATATCTGTTCCTCCCATAGTTATTGTAGCATTAGATAATTTATAATTAGTATCTGGAGTTATTGTTGCACTATAACTATCATTTTCATTAATACTTGTAGAATTATTGGTATTAGTACAATAGGTAAGATTATTAGTGATAGTATAAGTTGTAACAGTAGTAGAACCCCCACCACTACCTTCAACTAAATAAACTGTATCTTCATTTTTTACTAGTAAAGCATCATATTCTACTTTTGTTCCAGCCCATATTTTTAATAGTCCACCACCATTTTGATTAATTAGACTAGAACTTTTTATATCATTAACTTTCTTCGTAATATCTTTATATTGTGCAGCAACTTCATTAACTGCACCTTTAACATCTTTAGCAGTAGTAGTTAGTTGAGCAGTACCTAAATCAGTTTTAATAGTATTTATATCAGTTTTTATTTCGGTATCATCATAAGATGTGCCAGTTCCACCTGCAGGTAATTCAGTACCACTATCTAATTTTGTTCCATCCTCTTTTGCTAGGTATATTTTCCCACCTTCTACTATAGATTTAGCAGGCATTTTATTTACTTTGTCTACATTGTCTTTTGCTACTTTTTCAAGTTTATTTAATTTTGCACTAGAGATTACATCTCCATTTCCCCAATTAGTTTGATTGTAAGTTCCGTCACTATTATAAGTATCAATTGCATCTCCATCTAAACTAAGCATAGATACATCTGCTACAGCACTGTTAACTGTTGCTATGTCACCTTCTTCAAACAATGGTTTTAGAATATGTACTGCACCTTTTATTATTGGAAGTGATCTTATACTTTCTTGACTTTCATTAAGAAGTCTTAGTTGTAAATCATAATCTCCTAATTCAGTATCTTCATCTATTAATTGTCCCTCTATTACAAATACAACTTTACCATCGTCAGTAGCTTGTATTGGGAATTCCTTTTTCACCTCTGCATTTTTATACCACTTAACTTGTGCATAGGATGCTTTATATTTCACTAGTAAGTTACTTAAATCATCTGACTTATATCTGTATTTATTATCTACAATTTCTATTAACAATTTAATATTTCTATCATTCTTATATAGAAATATTTCTTCATCTAATTTGGCTGTATTCTTTGAAACTGTCAACTTACAATCGGTTGTGATGTAATCATTATTAGCCATTTCAAACACCTTCCTTTCAAAATAAAAAAGAGAACTAAAAATTTAATTTTAATTCTCTGCTTATTTATCTATTTTATCTGTGGATTTTAATTCTTCATTTTCTTTTTTAAGTTTATCTATTTGTTGCTTATATATTTCACATTGAGCTTGAAATAGTACTTTTTGATGATTAGCTTGTGCCAATTCTTGTTTATATATTTCAGTTATTATATTTATTGCATCCATTCAATCACCTCCTATTCTGTATAAGTTACTTTCATTGTTACACTGCCGCTACATACTGCATAGCTACTAGCATTATAAGCGGATTGAATACCAAATCCTTTTATAGTTCCGTTTGAAAGTGTATTAAGTATAGTACTATTAGTTATAGTTAATTTACCGCTACTACCAACTGCTATACTGACACTACCACAACTTGAACCATATGAAGGTTTTCCACTCGGTCTACTTGTATAGTTATGAGTTTTAACTGCTATTGGAACTGCTGCATATGATCCACCGGATATTCTCTTAATAGTAAGTTCAATTTTACTAATGCTTTTACCTTTGAACTGGTTGAATTGAGTTCCAAAGAACCAGCAACCATTACAGTCACCGTATCCATAATCACCTTGTCTACAAGTATTATCTTTTTTCCAGTTATTATATACACTACTTCTATATGTATCACCGCTATTAGATTTTATGGTTACAGTCTTTTTAGTCGATGTAGTAGGAGCTTTGCCTGGATCTGTGGTTTGACTACCTCCAGCAAATGTTGCTTTTGCGTGTTGTATAATTTGTCCTGGTAGAGTTTGGGCGGTATTTGCAGTTAAGCCACCACAGTGAGCAGCATTTGCGATCGTTATAAAAGCACCACTAGTAGTTTGGAATCCGTATTGACTACATACACCATCTGAACTCGCATCATGTATTCTTGCACATCCAGTACCTCTGAACCCTACTTCACAATTGACTAATGTGGTATTTTTAATATACATTGAAGCAAATGCATCTCCGATATAACCTACAGTATTACTTTGTCCATCACTGTGTTTATTATCACTACCATAAACTTTAATGCTGTATGTATTGAGTGAACTACTTTCCTGCGATATAATACTACCAGTTCTACCGGCTACTGCACAGCCTGTATCGGGATGGACAACACCGGTTTGCCCTTCTTCTGTACCTGGCCAACCGCCATATACCCATAATTTCGCACTACTCATATAGTTTCTAATATATCCGTATAATGTGTGTCCGTCGAGATAAAATTTTATTTGTCCACTAGTATAATTTTGAAAGTCTGCATTTTCGGTTATATCCCCACGCATCCATATACTTACACATTTACCATTTAGGAATTTAGGTAAGGCATCTAATACTCCTGCAATTGTTTGATATACTGCGCCTTCTGCTAATTCAACATCATCACTACCAGTTGAAGGATCTATCTCAATCTGTATGTCGTCGTCCAATGTGCTAGGATATTGTGCATTGTTTATTTTATTAGCGGTGATTGTATCAGCAGTTAATTCACCCTCAACTGAGAAACTATCTCCAATAACTTCACTACCTTGTATTTGAGCACCAACTATATTACCTTCACTATCAACACTGAATGTATTACTTTCATTTCTAAAAGTACCTCCTACCATAGTAGCACCTGTAATGGTTTTACCGTCAATAGCCCCGTCAACTATCATATCTCCACTTACTTTTAACTGCTTAGCTATAACAGTTAATGCCTCATCTGTTAATGTCATTGAACTTGAACTGGATCCGCTTATAAACCATCCAATTTTATTCGCAGTTTGTTCTACTCTAGATACATCATTTCGAATAGTTCCTAAATCATCATTAGTTGCATAAGTATTACTTACAGTTTGTTTAAATCCATCTAACGACTGCTCAAGTGATGTTGTTTTCGTATATACTTGCTCCATAGTAGGTGCAGTATATTTAGTCTCTGTTGGATTTTCAAAGTCTAATTTAAATCTTAGCCAATACCAATATCCCTTCTCAGCAACTGGCATTGTTCCTGTCCATTCTCCTCCAGTTTGCGTTGTACTACTAGTTGATTTATACCATTGAGGTGTACTATTTACTAAAGATTGACCTTTTTCACCTGGGTTACCAGGGTCTCCTTTTCCACCTTGTTCTCCTTGTGGACCTTGAGGACCTTGCTCACCTTGTGGCCCTTGTATACCTTGAATACCTTGGTCACCTTTTTCACCTTTAATATTACCACAATCTACCCAGTCATTTTTACTAGTTGACCAAGTATATAAAGTACCATTAACAGTATAACAATCTCCAGGATTTCCTGTTGGATGAGCTTGTTTTAATGCTTCTAATGAAGGATATTTGTCTAGTATATTTACTCCCGTACCATCTTCACCTTTAGCACCTTGAATACAGACTGGAGTGCTATATGTTGTTGTTCCATTTACCTTACCATAGTTGATACGTTGCCAAATATATTTTCCTTCTTGCCATTGTGGAGTTGTTGTTGACCAACTACCCCCTTGTAGTGCAACTGCACTAGTTGATACATAATATTCAATGGAAACACTATTAAGAGTTGAACCCATTGAACTAATAGTTTGCTCATGTTTATCTACTGTATCTTTTACACTATTGAAGGCATTTTTTAGAGTAGTAGTTGTACCATCTTCCTCAATAGTAGTATCAGCTATTAATGTTTCTATTTTTCCATTAGCTACTCCTATATTAGTTGTATTAGTAGTTACTTGTGTTTGTAATTTACTCATATCTCCATTGGCAGTATCTACCTTAGTAGATAGGCTGTTAAATAATACATCTAAAGTTTGATTTTTATCATCAAATTTTATTTTACTAGATTTAAGAGTATAGCCGCTCTCATTCATAGTACTGAATAAACTTGCTATATCAAGTTTACCTGCACTAATATTGGCATTGTCTGCTACTTTAGCATTTACTATTAGTCCATCTTTTATAGCATCACTTGACTGAATGCCATTTTGATTAATAAGTTGACCTTTTCCGTCTGCTCCATATAATGTAAATGTAAAATCTCCTTTGGCATCTTTTCCTATTTGAATACGTACATTGCCTGCCTTGTCTTTAAATTGTTGAAGATTACCTTGCAATAACATTGAGCCATCATCACTCTGAATACTTACATTATTAGTATTAATTGTTCCAGTATTAATTTTGTTTGCACTTACAGTATCAATCATAGCGTCCTTTATTAGAGCATTCTCAATAGTTGTATTTTTAGATGTTAATAACAAGTTTTGTATATCTTTTATAGTTGCACTATTGCCAATTAATACTCCTATATGTGCTAAATCTGATTGTAAGTTTTTTATAGTTGCATTAACTGCACTTAAATCTCCGACATTTAAATTATCAATTTTAGCATTTACAGCTGTAAAATTATTTGTTGTAAGGTCTTTGAACTCACCTAAATCAGCTTTTACCTTTTGTGCTTCCAATTCTACTACTTTTAATTTAGGTACGCTCTCTCCATCTAATAATAAATTACCTTCATCATCTATATATAGCCATGGAGCCTTTCCATCTTTTGTAAGTGTTTCCAACAGTTCTTGTAGGTTTTGTGGAATTTTAGTATCAGGGTCAGTTTGTAATACTTTAGTATCAGGGTCACCACATAAATCTGTTATTGTTTGTTTTGCAGTTTCCATGTCGTTAGTTGCGTCTTGAAGTTCTGCACTCATTTCCTCTGTCATTTCCTCAGTACTTAAGGCTTGAGTTAATATACTAACAATTCTATCCATAGCCTCGTCATAACTTTCACTGGCCTGTTGAATATCACCTATTTTGGAATCTTCACATTCTTCATCTTCGATACTCTCCACTTGTACATCAATTCTATCCTGGTCATCTTCTACAGTGTCAGGTACTTCATAGTATGTGTCATCTTCTGTAGTATCATCGGAAGTAGCTACTGTGGCTACTTCCGCTTCCTCTGCAAATTCCTCCATTTCCTCGTCCTCTGTTGGCCATATAATTATCTCACCATCATCATCATATACGGGTCTGTCTACACGCTCTTGTCCATCACCTATCATATATTCACCTCCTATCCTATCATAAATCTGCCTACAAATAATATATTTTTACTCGCAAGGTTTTTTACTTTCACTTTCCTAAATACGCCACTTGATAATCCATTAGTACATTCAAGTGCTACATAGTCCCCGTCTTTGTCTTTTTCTACTACTATAGCAGTATGTGATATTGCCATAAATTCACCATTATTTTTACTGTCAGCGTCCATGAATATAATATCTCCAACGCTTAAGTTTGTAAATGTTTCCAAGTCTGCTACATCTACCACCCAGTTCTTCTGTACAAAGTATTTACCTATATTAGCTTCATTTCTAGTGGATGGTATTGCCCAACTAACACTATTATTTCTATTATTATCAGTTTTCTTTTCATTGCCATATGGTGATTTATCATAAGTCCAACCTGTTAATACATAATTAAGGAAACAACTATCATCTATTTGGTACTTACCATTTACTTTCCATTTATTGATATTTTCGCTTGGATTCTTGAAGTCACAAGGAGTTGTACTATTATAACTGAACTTACTATTATTAGTGTAGTAACTATTGGCGATTTTAACCAGATCTGAGGCGTATTTGAATAGTGGTTGTGCATAATTACTGCCTTTTTTCTTAGCTCCAACACTTCCAAGGTATGCTTTATCACTAATTGTAGTATCAGGATTATAATATACGGATACAATGTAAGTAGTATTTACCTTTGGTATTAGTACCCCATTCTTACAATCTACCCCCTCTAGGTATACTGTATCAGGTTGTATTAGCTTAAATCCTTTCGCAGTAGTGAATATAATACGGGCATAATAACTATCATTGTAGTTAGTGGATGAAGTTGCCGGCACTCTAAATTGTAGTTTTGTTAGTGGTTTATTGTAAGTATATACTCTTTGACTATCTAACATTTTATTACTAGTTACGCTATTACTTTCCCAATCTGCTCCATCTCCAAAGTATAATATCTTTTTCTTATATTCCTTATAATAAGTTTGAGTACTAGCCTTATCCTTCATAGTCCAACTGTTTGAAGTTAGACTACTTAACCACAATGTTTTATCACTAGTATTACACATATCCTTTGGTTTCCTTAGAAATATTACATATTTTGTCTTATTGCAGTAATCAAGCATCATTGTATTGAAATCATTTATTAATGTATTCATATTCTTATAATCACTTCCATAAGCACTTGTTAAATGGCATTCCTCACATACAAATATAGGTTTCTTTGGATACTTTTTAAGTAAAGCTTTTATCAGTGATGTATAGTCCTCTACTACACTCTCAATATTATCTGTTATAGAAGGTACTCCAAATGCTAACATTACATGGCTTACAGTTTTAGGATATGGTGTTTTGTCTGTAACGCCGTTAACAGTGATATTAGTAATAAGTTTTCCACCCTCTACAAAGTCCTTAGGTGCAGCACTATCAAGTCCTTTAAAGGTAACTTCATAAGTTGTACTATCAGGGTCATCTACTATATCTTTTGGAGGTGTTGGTTTTGTAGCTGATTGGTTTTTCACTTTCGCCTCTTTATCTGCTCTTGCTAAGTCCCAAGGTCTAAGTATAATGCCATGTGTATACCAATGAGACATACTACCTCTTTTACTATATGTTATACTCATGTCTTCATATCTTATAGCATCTGGCCATTTATGCCCTCCACTAGCATGGGCTATCATACGTTTACCCTTAACTTTTCCACAATACACAACTACGTGGTGAGTACCGGCTTTGGCATATTTAGAATCACCACCTGGTTTTGATGCCCAAGTAACAGTTACATTTGAAGGTACAGTCGCATTACTTAGCATGATTAAGTCTCCAGGTAATAATTCATTAATTGTTGTGCTTGTTAATTTCTTTAATGTATATCCACTATATTTTGTAGCATATCTCACTAGAGAACCATAAGCACAATTGGCACCACCGTATTTTGCAGTTACACTTCTAAGTCCAGCATATAGATATGCACAACTACTAAGAGAAGAACACACATAACAGTATGGATTTTTAATACCATGTATAGTACCTTTAACCCTAAATCTTTTACTGTCATCGTATATACAAGCTCCTCCGTAGTAAGTAGCTTTTTTATATTTTTGGTGTAAATCACAAATCTCTCTAGCCTTATTGACTATCTTTTTTCTAACGTTTTCAGCCACACCCTTCTTAGTTGTAGTGTTACCGCTTATTTTCCATGTAGGCGCATTTTTAACACTGGCTGCTCTAGTCATAGAGGATTCAGTTGAGACGGCAGTAGCTTCTGCGCTCTTATTAGAAGTGGCTGGTTTTACTGCTCCATACCCTCTTTTTTTACCTTTACTATCAATGCAGTATGGTAATTGTCCATCTACTACCTTATACCATCTTAGATACCATTCTATATTTGTAGCAGTTCCCGCGTGTTTATTTGCTACATACCATTTTCTACCATCTGCCCATGCGGCAGTACCTTTCTCTAATTCTTTGAAATATAAAGATTGTACTTTTGAACTTTGCACTGTATATCCATATTTATTGACCCATGATAATCCATTTTTCATTGCAACATATCTACATATCAATAAATCACATCCATATAAACCAAAGTTATATCCAACCAATGCGGCAAATATGTTATATTTAAAACGTTTTAAGGATTTTCTAAGTTCATTACAACCAAACATTATTTGATTACATATAGCTTTATCCACCTTTACACCGTTTATTACCTTAGTTCCACAAGATTTAGGTTTCATATTAGAATAAGACGGCGTGAAATATTCAACTTTACCATCTAAATATTCAATCTTTTGCTTTTTGTTAAAATAAGCTGATCTTTCACATTGCATAAGACCATATCCACCACCGCTTGATTTTGTAGCATCATATGGATTTGCAGTAGACTCAGCATATATCATTGCATAGACTAGTTGTGGGTCAAGTCCAAATTTCTTGCTATAATATTCAACTGGTGCGTATATTTTCCATGTATTGGATTTACTACGCAAATTCCTTAAATTGCTATACTTATCGCTCCATTTCCCTAATCCAAATTTAGCATAATAATCTACTGCCGCCTTGTATTGTTTTGCAGTTTTACTACTATCTTCTTTTTTATTGGGTTCAGGTTGTGTAGTAGGTGTTTTACCTTTTATTTCTCCGCATTTATATGTAATACAGTCACGTATTCTACTATCCCCTATCCATAATCCACTATCTATTTTCTTTATGTTTATAGCTCTATAATCTTCTGTATCCTCACTTATTTTACTTGTATCATCTCCAGGTTTTACTGGGTCAGGTACTACTTTATCTGTATATTTTTTTATAAGGCTATCAATGTTTTTTTTATCCACACCTAATTGTTGTAGGTACTGTCTTATTGCTAATATATCGCTTGTAGTTAGTTTTCCTGTCTTTTTAATAATATCTATAGTTTCATTTATAATATCTTCTTTTTTTAACGATTTGATATTACTTTTTACATTTTTGAAGTTTGCTAAGGTTATTTTATTTTCACTGTCTGTTAATTCTAATTCGCTTATTCTTCCTTCCAATTGTATAGGAGGATTAAATTTATCATTTACTATATAATTAGTGTCTCCTACCTCAATTTCATCATATTCATCATCTGTTAAATATACTGGTATCTCATATGAATATTTTATTTGTTTAACTTCCTGCAATTTCTTATATGTTTCTAATAACAATGCTCCTGGGTCTGTTGTATCACTAGTATATTTACCTAATATATACTTGTCCCCATTTGAAAACATATCATGTGCATCTGGATCTAATAGAAAATCTTGTCCTAATGGTTTATCTAAAGGGTCGCCTTGGTCTTTTTCCCATTTAATATCTTTGAATGTAATACCATTAGCTCCTACACCTATAAGCCCACTAGCGAGGTCTGTAGCATCGCCTGTCCTTTTCATGCCATAACTGTTGAAATCATAATCATATCTTTTATATGTTTTATTCCCTCTTTCACCATCTGCATAACAGTTAACAATTAATTCATAATTTCCATTAATACTATCTATAGGATTTACTGTAAATTCATATTCGCAATTACCATATCTAGCTATTGATTCTTGAATTACTGTGTAAACGGCTTTTGGCTCTGTAATACTAGTTTCTACTGATATATCATCAAGTTCTGGGCTTACATAACCTTTTTTATAATTTGTGTCTTTAAGAATAGTATCTAAGAATTTATTCATATTACCAGTTATAGTAGATTCTCTTATATAATCATTCCTTAATTCAATCCCTACAATTTCAGATTGTACATTCCTTACTACTGAATCAATATTTTCTTCATCTTCACAAGCCATAATCTGAAACATCTTATATTTATTATTTCGAATGAATAATACAAAATTTCTCTCAGTTATTGCCTGTTCTAATTCTTCATCAAGAGTAACTGAAAAATCAAAGGTTTCAGCTCCAGTTTCAAGATATGGATGATATGAATAATCAAAATAAAGGCTAGGTGTTAACCTAGCACATATCTTCTTATCGGAATCTAAAATTATTAATTCACCTAGCACTTTATCACTCTCCTAACCATTTATCCCTAAATATCACACTCGTTGTAGTATCTGTATCATTGCTGTTTGTTTTTATATTATTTTCTCCTGTCTCTAATTCAAAATAACGACTACCTATGTCAACTAAATCATCGCATGGCTCATCATTTAAATAACATCTGTGATTTTCACAGTCTATTTCAAGCACATCTCCTTCTTGAAAATATACAATATTTTTAGGAGTTTCTTGTTCTTTAGGATTTAATTCATCAACTCTAATATGTGTTAAGCTCATAGCACTTGATTTATCAAGAGTGCTAGTAGTTCCTATATATAAAACTACATATGCTAATTTTTCAGTTGGTAAATCAGAATATTTTAAGTTTTTACTACTTTGGCTTTTTATAGTTTTGCCATCCTTAATCTTAGTAACTGTAACATTCCATACATATTTCTTATTGATTTTTTCTCTTGACAATGTCCATTGGCCATAATATTCATTCCAACTACCTAATTTCCCAGATAGTTTATTACTAACTGTAACAACTGATTTTCCTGATTTATCAGTAATTATGTATGTTTTAGTATCAGGCTTTGGTACTTTTGTTGAATCTTTAAGAACTGTTCTTGAGCCTACAGTACATCTAGGATATGTATATTCATACCATGCATTATCATCATACATTCCTAAAGTAAATAATTTTTCCCCATTAACACCAAAACCATATAACTCAATTATTCCTGTTTTATCATCAGCAGTTTCAAAGTCTTCTTCATCCGGATAACTATACACTGCATTATCAGCACTAACCAAATTTCCTTTAGCTATATATCCAATATAACCCTTATATTTCTTAGCTAATTTATAGTAAGTTATTTTACTCTTATCATCGTAATGGTCTACCATAATACATCTTACACAAGTTCCTACAGGTATTTTTGCTAAGGCTTTACTTGATTTCTTAGGTGATTTTCTTAAGTATGCTGATACATTTTCTTTATTGTCATCAGATATTACTACAAAGTTTCTAACTGTTACTTTTACTTCCGTAGTATCATATTCTTTTGATAAGTAACTAAGACTACAATATCCAGTAGTTTTTACTGTCTTTTTATTCTTGTCTGTGTACTCATAATCAAAACTAAGCCAACCATTTTTAGCTGTACCATTTTTAATCTTATGACCATATTTAAATGTACCTATCTTTTTATAGTTTGTTCCTGCGCCCTTTCTAACATTTAATGTTGAACTAGTTACCATATAGTAAGGCGTTTTACTTCCTGATAAAACTTTTTCATCTTCATTCTTATACTTAGGTTTACTAGGGTCACCATTCTTTCCTGTGCTATTATGTCTCATAAATGCTGTTAATTTAAACTCATCAACACTATGACTTAAATCCTGTCTTACACATACTCCCTTCCACGTAGTGTCACCACTAGGTACTGTCCCCATAATAACACTATTTCCACTTTCACTTACTGCTAGAGTTCCGCCTACAGTCCTATCAGAACCGATACTAGCAGAAGATGTTGTCCATCCGGATGTATCTTCACATTTATCATATAATACTTTCGTTGATTGTTTTACTGCTGATAGAGACAATATAGGATATTTGCCTACTAATATTCTTTCTCCTGTTTCTTTGTGCTCAAGTTGAGCATAATATGCATCTGTTGAAAATCCTATCTGGATAATTGGAGATATTGCCCTATTGCCAGTAACATCACATGTCAAATCACTACCTTCTGCATCTATTGCAGTTATTTCATCTGAATAAAAATATGGTTCTGGGCAAAATAACTTAATAGTAGATTCATAAGAATAAAAACATACAGGGTCTTTTTCTATTTTATCTTGTAGTATAGCTAAAATAAATCTTTCCTTGTTAATATAAAAAGGTTTAGGCTCATCTACATCAAATATATCTCTTATATCTTTTAACTTTTCATTAAGTTCTTCTTTAGTATCGCAGTCAATTAATATGTCTATCTCTATAACATATGATTCGTATTTCTTACCATTGTATATTTCTCCATCTCTGGATGCTATATCAAGCGTTGATATTTTATTAGAAGGTAATATAGGCAATCTTATTTCTTCAATGTCACATACTTCAGATAAATTGAAGCCATTGTATTTTACATTATCATATCTATGCATTATATACCTCCTAATCTATTTAATCTTTTTGTTCTATTACTTATATCTTCTTGAACTGGTTTTGATGTTAAGCGGCCTACTTTCTTACTGTCCATATACATACCAATGCCATTTAGTGCATCGACCATAGCTTCTCCCATTCTATCATAATCAATAGCTGTATTTCTCGCCATTGTATCAAGCTTATCATCTAGATAATTATAAAATGAATTTAAAGGTAATATAGCTTCATCTCCTGCTTCTCCACCTCCAAATAGGGTTGGCTGTGTCATAATACCACCCTTAGCATACCAGCTTATACCAAACGAAGGAACACTTGGGGGATTTAAACTAAAACTGCCACTAACACTAAAATGAGGTAACTTTATCTTTGGTAATGACCATGAAAAATTAAAGAATGATTTCATTCTATTTATTGCATTACCAACTGCATCCTTAGCAGCATTAATCTTACTGCTAATAGTATTATAAATACTACTGAATATTGAACTGACTGTACTATAAGCTGACCTAATTGGATTTATTATATAAGTCTTAACTAAATTAAATCCTTTTTGTACTACTGATTTCACAGTATTAACCTTAGTTTGAATAGTAGATTTAATTGCATTCCATACTGTAGAAATTACAGTCTTGATACCATTCCATATTGAACTTGTAACAGTTTTGATTGCATTCCATACTGTAGTGATTATAGACTTAACTAAATTAATACGATTAGTTATAGATGTTTTTATTAAATCCCATACTGTAGAAATTACAGTCTTAATTCCGTTCCATACAGTGCTTGTAATGGATTTAATTGAATTCCATACGTTTGATATAGTATCTTTAATACCATTCCATACCTCAGAACATTTCGCTTTAATTGTATCCCAGTTTTTATACAACGTTATACCTATTGCTATTAATGAGGCTATAACTGCCACTACGATAAGTACTGGAGTTGATATACCAGCTATAACTGCACCTAATCCAGTAAAAAGTCCTATCAATGGTTGTAACGTTAACATTAAAGTCCCAATTGTAGAACCAACTAATAATAATATAGCTGCTACTGCTGCTATAGTTGCTATGGTTGATTGTATGCCAGATGGTAGACTGTTAAACCAGTTAGCTAAACCATTAAGCGCATCTAAAACTACATCTATGGCCGGTTTTAAACTTTCTTGAAAAGTTCTTTTTATACCTTCTATAGCACTTCCTAAATCATTATATTTGATCTCATTTAGTTGCCCTAGTGAATCCTTTGACTTATCAGCTTCACCTGATATATCCATTAATGCCTTGACTCCATCTGCCCCTAAATCTTCCCACATAGTACCAAACAATTGTACTCCTAATGTATTCTGTTCTATAGGATCTTTTATTCCAAATAAAGCACTTGTAACTTGTGATAATGCTTGTTTTGCTTCTTTTCCACCTTTCCCAAACTTAGCAGTAGTTTCATCAACATTAAGTCCTAACTTCTTAAATGCATCATCTGCTGTACCATCTTTAACACGTATGCCAAATTCTTTTACTGCATCTCCTAATTTATCCACTGAAAATGTTCCTGATTCTGCACCATTTTGAAGCATATTGAACATATCTTCGCCATCTAAACCTATTTGCTTAAAATGTACTGAATATTCGTTTATAGTATCTAATAAATCATCATTTTTGTTTAAGCCATTTTGTGCACCTTGAATAATTAGATTATATGCTTCATCGGATGTATAACCAAATTGTTGCATAAGCATGTTAGCACTACGTACTGATTCAGCAACATCCATATCAAAAGTATCACGTAGTACAAATGCATTCTCAGCAGTTTTCTTAAGTTCTTCGCCAGTTTCTCCAGTTTGTTGCTTAACTATAGCCATGGTTTCAGCTATATCGTTCATATCCTCTCCAAAATTATCAGCATAAATTTCATGCATTACATTTTCAAGAGATTCGAACTCATCCTTTGTGGCTCCAGTTTGAGTAATTAAAGTATTTAGCGCCTTGTCACTATCCACGCCAAACTCAATCAATCCGCTTGCAACCTCTTTAGTTGTATCATTAAGTGCATCTAATTTATCTTTTACTATATCACTAGCTAAATTGCCTTTCATTATATCTGTGACATTATCTGCACTATCTCCTAGTTCTTCATAATTATTAGCCAACTCTTCGGATGCATCTTCTACTTCTTTTAGTGCATCTTTATTTTGTTTAAGTTCTGCCGATAGTGATTGTATCTTACTTTCTAGATTTTTAGCCTCCTGAGAACCTTGACCTTGTTCAAGACATACATTTTGATATTCTCGTTTTAACTGTCCTAATTCATTTTCTTGTTTACTAATAGTAGACTCTAATTTGCCTAATGCACTTTCAGATTGTTTTGTAGAATTCTCTAATTCTTGTAGTTTTGAACTTGTTTGAGATAATGTGTTTTGTATCTTAGCGTTTTGAGTTTCAGCAGTTATCAGCTTATCTGTCCACTTTTTTACTTCTTCACTATTTTCACCATAAATTTGTTTAGCTTTTTCTAGACATTCTCTTGTATAATCTATTTTTTGAGCGCTGGCTTGTAGTTTATCTTGTAGTAGCTTTTGTTTATTTTCCAAAAGTTCAACACTATCACCATTAGCTTTGAGTTGAGTAGCATTAAGATTCAACTGTTTATTCAATGTACCAATATTGCTATTCATCTCTTTAATTCCAGCGGTAAACTCGGCAGTTTCTGCTTTAAAGGTTATCTTTGCTTCCTTATTATTAGCCATTTTATCACCTGCCTTTTATTTTCTTCTTTGTCTTTGTTTTTCATATTCTTTTTCTTTTACATAGTTAATGTAATTATCGTATGCTATTTTATCTTCTAAAATAGATAAAAGTGAAGAGTAATCTACATTAAAGAAAATCTCTTCACTCATTCCTAAAATTAATACAAAATATGTATAATAATCCTCCCAATCTTCAAGAATAAACTTTGGGATTCTTGTTCTTGATTTATTTACTCTTCCTGTAGCTTTAATGAATGGTTGTCTAAACCCTACTTTTTTTTAGGGTGTATCAATTCAGCTGTTACAGTGTTTATAAGCTCCATATCTGGAGGCACCATCTCAATGAATTTATCCTCGCTCATTACTTCATCTGTACCTAATTTGTCTGAGTTAGCACAAAGGTAAGCAACATATAATACCTTTAAGCTATCAAAGATAGGGTCAAAACCCTTACCGCCTTCTAAAGCTTTCATATATTCTTCATATAACTTTTTATTATTATTTTTTACTTTTAATAGTCGAGCAAAATTTAAAGTTAGTTCAATTTTAGATCCATCTATTAATTCTAGTTCTAGCATAGTACATTTCATTATATATCACCTACCTTTGATTTCTTATACACTTGATTTTCTTACTAAGGCCGGTGTGAATGCAGTTAGCCATGTACTTTTTACTGTTTCATCAACATCATTAGTCACTACCATTTCATACTTACCATTACCAAAGTCATCTGGCATTATTGATATTTCTATTTCAATTTCCGCTATTTCTTCTACTCCATTTTCAATACTTCCTTTTGGTGCAGAAGCCATTATGCATCTTGGATAAGCTATCATCTTTTCTAGCCCATCTTCATCTAATACTTTAGCTACATAAGTAAACTCTTTATGTCTACTATTTCTACCATAAGCTACTACCCCATCTTTCAAGTCTGTACTTTCCATTCCAAATGCTTTTACATAAAGATCATATCTAATATGTAAAGATAAAGTTAATGTACCATTACCAGTTCCTATTGTTCTTGTTTTAGCAACAATACCTTCACATTTTTTTTGTACTACTTTACATTCTAGTTCTTCATCTAATTTACCTACGCATCCTAGTTTATTAAATGAGCTTTCTGCTGCATCATTAAATTTTACAGATGATTCTTTGACTTCATATTCTGCGAAATTAGTTTGATATATAGCCATCTTATCAATCCTCCTTATTTAAAATTATTTTGTAGTTTTTCTAATAAATTGTTTACTACGTTATCATATTGAGCATCTACCCCATGTTGCATAAAATCATTCGGAACTTTGCCTTGGAAGTGTACTCCTTCTGCTTCCTGTGGAAAATACAAATAATTGTATTGTGTTTTTGTATGTATATATAATGATAAATTTTCTTTCTGTTCAGCTTTCAATGGTGAGCTATCTTTTGCATGTTGCTTATCACGATTTGATACAGGAATATAATTTATTATGGCTTGAGTAAATATGTTGCTAGCTTCGTTTTTTAAGTAATTATTTATTACCTTTTCTGCCCCATCTCCATAACTCATTATGGCCTGTTGTAATCTTTCAACATCTTCGGCTGATAATCCAAATACTGCTCTAGCCATCTAAATCACATCCCTTAAATGCTCTTGTGAATTCTAAAGTCAGCATTTCAACCACCATATCTGTATTATTTTTTGTAATATAATTAAACTGCATCGACTGATCTGTTAGTTTTAACCTTGTATTATCTTGTATTGCTTTTATTACTTTTTGTTCAAAACCTTCTGGGATATAATTTTCCATAATTATATGGACCTGATAATAATAGTTGTAATCTAGTTTACTTTTACCACTTCTATCAAATTCCTTTTTGTTAAATACAAAGTAATTCCATTTATCTTTTCCTTTTGTAAATGTTCTTCCATACCATACCGGCAACTCAAATGTTTGTTCCAATACAGATTGTATTTGTTCAAGTATTCCATCTAATTTACTCAACTTCTGTCACCTCTTCCAAATAAAAATACAACTCTCTATTCTTTCTATCTTCATCTATATAGATGATGTCATACAGTGTATTTTCAATTGTTACTTTGTACTCATTATTTATATTTTTATAGAATCTAGTTTTGACTTTTACATTTAAAGTTCTATCATTTGACTCCGCAAAATCTAAATCTTGTTGCCTTTTACTACATTCTTCATATGCTAACTTAACAATAAATTCAAGATTATCCTTTGTTTTAATATTCTCTTTTGCTCCAAAATTAGTTTTAACTGGTATTTCCTTATAAACTCGAATATATCCATCATTGTAATTACTTACTTTCTTCATAATTTATAACCTCATACATTTGCCTTATTTGCATTATCTCATTGAAATAATTATCATCAAATTCATTGATACAATTGTTATAAGCATACATACAGTAATTAAGAAAAAGGCTGTGTTCTATACCCTCTTTAGAGTAGTCTATACTATACCCAAGTTTATAATTCAATGTTAATTTAGCATCTTCTATTATCATATTAAGTTTTCTTTCTGTATCTTCTTCATCCCAGGTAATGTTTAATTTATCTTTCAAATCTTGTAATAAACTATCCATGACTTTCTCCTTTCTAAAAAAGAAAAGACTAGTCATAGACTAGTCTTTCTTATTACTATTGTCCCGCTTTAGTAGTTACAGTTCCTTTAACTGTACTTTCTACAGTTCCTTTTACTTTTGTGTATACTACTGCTTCTTCTAATCCAGATATATCAAGCAATAAAGAACATGTATTATCAAATGCTTTACCTTCTCCATAAGTTTTTATTTTATAAACTCTGTTGTCTTCTAGGAACTGATGTTCATCTGAATAAGTTATTACTCCATCTTTTGCTGCACCCATAGCCATAAAGTACTCTTGTGGTAAGCATACTATAGCTTTACCTGTTGCAATTTCATTTGATATTACAACTTCTGTAGGGAATGGGAATACATCTTTTACATATACTCCATTTACATTAAGTAAAGTTGTAGCTGGCATTACTTTAGTTAAGTAATCTATTTGATTACATATAAATAATACGGAGCCAAATTTTCTAGTTCTTCCGCCATGTTTTTTACTACTATCATCTGTATATTCTTCTGTTTTAGCCATTTTTGAAATTAAATCACCATAAGTTTTAGGTGAAAAATCTGTTATTTTTATAGCAGTTTTTTGAGGATATCCAGTACTAGTAGAGTATGACACTCCTTTATGTATATCTCTATCTAAACCTATAGGAGAATTTATACCATTTCCACTAACTATTGCTTTTTCTATTCCACATGCTATGGCATCTTTCATTATAGTTCTTACATAAGCATCTATAAATGTAGGTCCTAAATCTAACATATCTTGAGGAACTGAAACAAATGCAGATAATTTATTTTGAGTTATGTCTACTGCTTTAAATGCAGAAGTAAGCTCTTTTGTTATTTTACTGTTTAATGGTCCCCAAACTGCAGTATCTATTGTATGATCATTTAATATCCATTTAGTAAGATATTTAGCATTTACAAAATTTATTTTAGTCAATAGTGGATGTTCTTCTAATAAATCTTTATATATATCAGTTATAATAGTTTCTGGCATTATGCCTTCTGGTGAGCCTATAAAATCTGCGAATGATTGTTGAGGTTTATTTGATTTAGCAGCTTCTATAAATCCTTTATACCATTTTTCTTCAGCAGTAGTAAGTTGTCTATAACCTCTATCTGCTAAAACTGATTTGTCTTGAGTTTGTTGATATTCTAATGCATCATCTTTTATTTTTTGCATTTTTTCTTCTAGTGCATCACTAAGTATTATTACTGCTTGATCTTTATCTTCTGCTTCTAAAAACTTAGTTATTTCTTCTTTAAATTTTATATCTTTATTTAATATCGCCATTATTGTTGGCCTCCTTTTCTATTTAATTTATTTTTAAATTCATTAAAAAAAGAACATTTAGTATGTTCTTCCGGTTCTTTACTCTTATTTTCTTCGCTATTATTAATTTCTGTATTTAAATCATCTTCTTTTTTAGCATTTAAAATAAGTTTCATTAATGATTTTTTAACTGACTGACTAACTTCTTCGGCCTCTTTTTCATTTACTATAGCCGTGATAAATCCTTTTTCTATAGCTTCCTGTGGAGTTATCCAAGTCTCGTCATCAAGCATTTGCTTTAATTCTTCTTCTGTTATATTTATTTCTTGCATATAAGCATTGACACTAGCTTGAGTAATTTTATCTAAATCATCAGCTTGCTTTCTTAACTCTTTAGAGTTTCCTTTTACTCTCGTCCATGCATTATGTATCATAAGTAGTGATGCCGTAGACATTATTCTTTCATCTCCAGCCATGAAAACTACACTGGCAGCACTACATGCAAAACCATCGCATACAGTTTTCACTTTTGCTTTATGTCTTTTAAGTTGGTTATATATAGCTAAACCTTCCGCTACCTCTCCACCATATGAATTTATGTATACATTTATTTGGTCACACTCTAACGCTTCTATTTGCTTAGATAGTGTATAGCTTGATATATCACTTTTATTCCATTCCCAAGATGTTATGTCACCATAAATTTGTATATCAACTTCATTATTATTTTGAGTTAGTTGGAAATATTTTTTATTCATCTTCTTCACCTCCTCCATTATTATTTTGTCCATCACCTATTAATCTATTTTCCACTGTATCATAGTTTTTAGTTATAAAATGCTGTTGACTAAATTTAGTATTAAGTTTGTCAAATCCTATAATTTCTCTTACTTCATCTATACAGCACGTACCAGATGCAATTAATTTATCTGCTTTTTCAGCAACATCTAATATATCTATATGATTAATAGTTGATGTATCTACTTTTACATAATTTCCTTTCGTCCAATTATCATATCCTCCTGAAGTTTTCCTTGTAGTTTCTTCTGAAATCATATCTGCTATTGGATCTATACAAAATGTAAGAAATACTTTTACTATTTCATTCATATTTGTAATGTTTCCTAACATAAGACTAACTGGTATTTGAAGTGCTTGAGCTACTATTTCAAACATTTCTTTTCTCAATGCCCTAAAATCAGAACTATCCTTATTTGTATTAGTTCCATCCATGTACTGCAAATCATACCCTTTGTATTGTGGATATACAGCATTATCATTTTCCATAAATTCTTTAAGTTGTTTTTGTACTATCTCTCTATATGTTTTCTGAAAGTTTTCATCAGATGCTTTAACTTGGTCTAGAACTAATTTATATTTTGCTCCATTACTCTTTTTATAACTTTTTGCTGCATAAGAAAGTAGTTCTCCATACTGCTCATATAAATTATCAATTAATTTTTTTATATTAGAATTATTTAATTGTAATCTTAATACTTCGCTACTTTTAAAAGTTTTATTTAGCTGTAAATTTCCTATTACAACTCCCTTATATAAGTTTCCTAGTATTGGATATTCTTCCGGAGCATAACTATCAGCGCAATATAAATTATCATTTACATCAACTAATATACATTCATTCTGATATATCATTTTTTCAATGGCTTTATGCCAAAGTTGACTGCTATTTTCATTTGCATTAGGTGACACATTTAAAATATAATAAAGCTTATTTTTTACTTCTTGATTATTTTCATATACTTTTATTTCACACTTAGCTATTGCATTCGCTATAAGAGATATAGCTGTTTGTATAGCTAACTCCTTATAATATATTTCTTGTATCTTTTCCTCTATTATATCTTCGGTTATTTCACCCTTTTCATTTTTAACATTCCCTAAAAAGTCCATAAACCATGTTTTTATACTCACAATTTCCTCACCTCCTTTTAGAATATAATAGGAGGCATAAAGAATAATTCATTATTATCTTCATCCTCCAATACATCTTGAGCAGCAATCATAGCATGGACAAATGCCATGAATCCATCTGTTTTCCTTGATTTAGGCTCTATCTTATCGTATACATAGTTACCTAAATTCTTATCCGTTAGTTTAGTATTATTAGTAAACCACCTCATAAGTGGGTTATCTCCCCACACTATTTGGTGATTATTAAATAAACTATCTATTACTGGTACAATTTTCATAATATCACTAGGTCTAATTATTTTTACTTGTTCTTTATTTGTTGCATCTATCCCAATGTTCTTCATAGATTTACTTAACAAAGCCAACCTAAAATTATCTACTCCTAATTTAACAAAATTATATTTTATTAGCTGTTCTTGTATCCATTCTGTGGCCATATCTGGATTAATTTCTATGTCATCAACTATAGTTAATAATCCTTGCTCTGACCATTCTTCTAAAGGTGCTTTTATTCTGTCCTTATCTCTAGAATTAGTACAAAACCAGCTATGACTAACCCAATAATATATGCCACCTTTTAAAAAAAGTAACCCTACACTCATCATGTCATTTACCTTTGTATAGTCAATTCCAATAGTGCAGCTTGCTCCCTCAAGGTTTGGTATATCTTTATTTGTCGATAATATATTTTCCCATGAAGTTACTTCAATATCTTTTGAACCTTTTGGAATATTCATCCTCTTAGTCATAAAAGCATTATTTACATAAGGATTAATCTTATAATCTGCATATTCTTTTTTCATCTGTTCCATTAATGAAGGTCTATAAGGTAAAGAAGGGTTAGCTTTTGCCCAGTTGTCTGGATTATCAACTTCTTTTTCTTCATCCAGCTTACAAATAAAAGGGAGAAAGCCATTATCCTCGACTTCTCCCTTTAATATCATTATTGCTTTTTCTAATAAATTATCCAGTGGACCATCCCTTACATCTCCATTTGTTGTTATGTAAGTTCTTCTTGGATTATCTTTTTTACCTAAACCTGTAGTAAATACATTTATATTTGCCCAGTTTTGATAAGCATGTATTTCATCAAAGTCAACTTTACCTGAACGCAAACCATCTTTCCCTTTTGGATTATTAGTTCTAAACTTTATTTTACTTTTAGTCTTAAGATTTATAATTTCTTCCTTATTCCAATAGAAATTCCTTTTCATTTTTTTTGTATATTTAGGATCTTCTAATATATTATATATATCATTAAATGTTGTTTTAGCTTGGTCTTCTGAGTTAGCTGATATATCTATATCGTAATTTTTTATTCCATGAGTAGGAGTAATTAAACAAAAGTCCTCATAAGCTAAATAAGCATTTTTACCAGAGCCTCTTCCAACTAAAATAAACAAGTCAGCAAATCTAGGTAATCCATTTTCTTTAAATACACAGTTATGTAAAACAAATAAAAATTTCTCCCATGGGAATAAATTAAAAGGAAAGTATTTCTGATAAGAAAAATATTTTTCTACTTTTTCTTCATCTATTATTAACTTTTCATTATCAAATATATTTTTTATGAACTTGGATAATAATTTTTGTTCTTTACACATTGGAAATACTTCATTGTCAATAATATCTAAGTATTCTTTGATATATTTATTATAATTCATCGTCATCACCACTGTCTGCTACAGTAGCTTTAATTCCTAGTTCATTTAAAAGTTTAAGCATTTGAGCATTTGTCTTATTTAATTCTCCTACACTGTCATTTCTTTTATAACCAGATTGCCCTCCGCCATTATTGTATTTTACATTTACTCCTCTTTTATTTATATCCTCTATAAGGAGTGATTTTGTTATCCAAAATGCCATATAATCTTCTACTAAATCTCTAAACTGTTCTCCATACGTGCCATTTCTATCTAACTGGTCTAATAAATCTTGTCTAATTTTATTATATTTTTCACTGCTTTTTAATTCTTGTACAGATTTTCTATCTGCCATTTCACCACCTCCTTATAGTAATATCAGCATACCACCCCTCGCGCAAAATCATCATCGGCCGGAACAGGAAACAACCCTCCTCCGTTGACAAAA